CTCGTCGACGTTCTCGGTGAAGTCCTCGTCGTCGATACTCAATGACGCGGCGGCCATCTTCAGCGCCTGGGGCGTCCGGCCGACTTGGGGGTCACCGGAATTGCTGGCCGATATGGTGCTGTCGCCCATTGGCAGGACTTTCTGGAGCGCCGTCTGGTACTGTTCCATGCGTCCCGGCAGCTGCTGGTAGACACCGGAAGCCATGTCAACAAAGTCCAGTTCAGCCTGGCCAATCTCCCACGTCGCATCCTCTTCCATGACCATGGAGTCCCAGTCAGTTTGGGAAGTGTCACCCTTCAGCACCTTTGGCCGGCGCAGCCCCAACTGGGTGGCCAAGACGTCGGCCTTGCGGAAGTAGTCAAGCACGTTCTGGGTGCCGCCGGCCAGCTTGACGATACCAATGCCGTAGGGGTTGATAAAATCCTGGTAGCAGTACAGGTAGTGGACAGGCACGTCGCCGGTCGGGTCGGGGTTGCTCCATTTACGGACAGGGTTGTCGTGGTCTTTTTTGTTGAAATACATGGTGAACGGTGCGCCCTTGCCACGCTGGAAGGCGATGTAGAAGTGGTAGCCAGTGGTCTTGATGCCGTTGGCCATCTTGTCGGCGTGCTCTTCGTTGCCGGGGCGGTCTTCCTCGGCCTGGGAGTCATAGATCGCCTGGAGCTGGGCGATGTCCCACTCGTTGTACGGCATCGGCTCCTCTTCCTCGAAGGGCGCGACCTCCGGATCGCCGGCATGTTCAAACTCGTACTCCGCCTTGCGGGCTTGCCACGAGGCCTTTTCACGCTTGGCCTCATCCATTTCCTCCCGGGCGTCTTCCAGCATGTTGGCCACCTGGAGCTTGGAGAAGTAGCAGTCCCAGAAAATAATGTCAGAGTCCTGGTCAGAGTCCTTGCCAGCTTCGATTTTGACGTCGGGGGCGTAGGGCACGATAAAGTCGGCGCCGGTGTAGCTGCCGCGCTCCACGAACAGGGTAATAATCGGCTGGCCACCGTAGCCGGCCGCCTTGCGCACGGCGTCCTTCCACTTGCGGCGGGGGCTGGCCTTGGAGTTGGCGTTCTTGAGGATGTTGTTGTCCCACTGGAGCTGCGCCAGTTCGCTGAGCCAGGCGTCATCCCGGTCGGTAGTTGTCACCCGGCCGCCCATTTTCTTGCGGATCACCCGCTTGGCAAGTTTGAAGAGCGAAGCTGCCAAGCTACCGTCGTTGACTTCCGGCAGGTCGGAGTCGAGGTCTTCCAGCAGCCCGTTGTTCATCAGCCGTTCGAACTCCGGGTAGTCCTCACGCCATTTATCAGCTTCGTCGGTGGCGGCGCGGTATGCGTCGCAGATGTCTTTGCCCTCTAAGTACGCCACTGGTAGGGTTGTTCCTTTGGGGTTCTCGGTGTCCAGGGCATGGTAGCGTGCTGGTCGTTAGTTTGCATCATAGCACAACCATTTTATGGCTGTAAAATATCTCACAGACTTACTTACCGTGGTACTCCCGGCCGATAATATACGTTTGCCGGATCAAATGCGGCTGGCCGTGCTTCTTAACAATCGTCAGCGTCAGCTCCTCCGTCTCCTTAAGCACGTCGGTACATGAAAGCAGATCCTTAAACAGGGTGTTGGCACTGGTCGGGTGACGGCGCTCCACTTCGGTTTTGACGCTTGACAGCTTCTCAGTATATGACCGGGTCGTAATACTGACCGTACCGTCGGCCTGTTCGGTACTTTCCCGGATGGTGGCGTGCTTGATCTCGGACATATTAACGGCTCCCTACATGCAATTTCAGCTTCTTACGTGGCTCACGGCGGCGCTCCGAGCGGACAATCGGCGGGTGTTCGGTCTGCATCAGCTGCCATACGCCGGCACAGCTCATGACGCCGTCGTCGTGGTTGCCGGCGCTGGCCTCGGGCTTGCCACGGTTGTTGACAACAAACGTCTGGTGCTGGTCTTGGGTGACTTCATCGTACACCGTGACCATGTTGCCTTCATAGGCCAGCAGCCACTCGCCAAGCATCTTCGGGCGGGTGCCGGTGCCATTGACGCCGCCGGTCGTGTCCCAGCCAGGCTTGTCGGTCGGCTTGCCCGTCTCGTCACGCATGTAGTACACGGTGTACTTGCCTTCGTTGAACTTGATAAGGTTATACATCTCACTGGCGCCGCCGTTGTTGCGCTCCAGGCAAACCACCGGCTTGACGCCAGTCTGGTCATACACCCAGTTGAGGCCATCACGCAGGAAGCTGGTGGCCTCGGCAGCCACGCCTTGCATTTGGAAGACAATCGGGATGTCCCGGTAGGTCTGTGACCCGTACTGGTGGAAGTTAGAGTCGGCGCCGCCCTGGCTACAGTCGCCAAAGACTACGATGAACTCGCCGCGCTCCAGGGTACGGTACTGCCTAAACATTATCACCATCCTTAACGGCCGGCTGTTCCCACGCCCGATCTCTGGACATGGTGAACGTCAGCTTGGCAGGATCAAGCTCGACAGGCTCACCAAACCGTGCAGCACACTTCCGACAGCTGGCATAATGGAACAGATGGCCATTTACAGACCCAATGTCATGGCCGCTCAAGTTAAGCTGCCAGAGATAAGCCTGCTCAGTCCGGTACTCCCGCCAGCCAAAGAGGTTAGGCCACAAACGGCGCAGAAACTTATACAGCATACATCCCCATCCTGATATTACATATAAAGCAACGGTAGACAATCACCGGCTTGCCATCAGCATCCCGCTCCCTAACACGCTTGGCTTTGTGGACATGCGTCCGTGACCAGCCAGTACCTTGCATACTCACCGCGCACCCCCCACCAGCAGCGCCTGGACAACACGGCTTTCCTTAATCGGCTTCTGTATCCGCAGCTTGTGGAATAGCAAGGCCGACTCGTCAAAGTAGCCGCTGCCGGCCAGCAGGAAACTTTCGTAGTCATAGGTCGGGTACTCGCGCAGCTTCTTTTTGCTGGTCAGCTGGCGGGTCTTCATCCAGTGCCAGTAACACTGGTCGAGGTCAGCCTGGCCGGCGGCAATCAACGGGTCATAGTACTCTGGCGGCATCCAGTCGTGGGGCGCCTCCAGGCGGTAGGCCTTGTGCAGGTACCAGGCCAGGAAGCGGCTCTTAAAGTCCGACTCGCCATTCTTGCCAAGGTAGTACTCCCGGCTAAAGAAGTCACCCATCATGTTGCCGGTGCTCTCGCGGAAGATCTTACCACGCCCCTGGGGCACCTGCTCTTCGGCGGCCGTCACCAGGTCTTCGGCGTTGAGGATATCGGTATTGGGGTAGAAGGCCACCTCCGACCAGTGCAGGTTGTGCTTGGTGTCACCACGGCCGCTTGTCTTGGCGCTGGCCGTCTGGGTGGCGTAGCGGGTCTTGTTGCGCCGGCCGATAAGCTGGTTGCCACGGTCATTGCCGATAAACAGCTTGCGTAAGTTCGGCAGCTCCCGGCGGTGCTCCGGTTCCCGGTAATCACCGCCCTGGCTCTTGAGCAGGAAGCTGTCAAGGAACATGTTGACGCGGGCGAAGTGGCTGGCCGTCTCCTTGTCTTTGTAAGAATAAACGTCAGAGTCAGTGACCGGGATCTCGCCCAACTCACTTAAGATAAAGTCAGTCGTAAAGATGCCGGCAATGACCGTGGAAATACCGAACTGCCGGCCTTTGTCGTCATTCTCGCGGATACCTTGCAGCTCTTCGCCGTAGTATTCCAGCAACCAGTCATACCACAGGTTTTGGACGTCGTTGAAGATGAACGGCACCAGCTGGCCTTCCTTATTCTTGAGGACGAAGCTGTCCTGGATGAAGCCGCGATAGTCGATTGCAGGCATTACTTCTTAATGTACTGGTTAACTTGCTGATTAAAAACTACCGTAGTGTCGCCAGGCGGCGGGTCATCAGAGTCAGCTTTCTTGCCAACGCCAAGCCAGGCGGCAGCCGTCTTAGCGGCATTGATACGCGTCGAATGGTCAGGCACGTGGCGGATCTTAGTCTTAACTGTCGAAGTGTCGGACACCTCGATACCATCGGTTTCAGCGTCGAGCTTCGCCTCTTCGTCCTCGATCCAGTAGCGCATCTCCATAGGCTTGGTCGCCTGCAAACCGTGCAGCACCGGACTCATGATGCCCTCAGGGGTGAAGCCCTGCTCGGCCATCATTTGCTTCCACACTTCGTTCACGTTAACACTTTTTAGCACGCGCGACATGGAAGCCGACGCCGCCTCTGGTGTCTGGTTTGGCCAAATGGTTTGAGCGGCAGATCGGAGCGATTTACCCTGCAATTGGGCATCGGTCGCAGCCTTCATCACCTTCAACTGGTGGTCTGTTAATTTCGATTTCTTGAGCTTGCGCCGCCCCGCGCGTGTAGTCTGTTTAACCAAGGTTGTCCT